GGTACCGCATGGGTACGGTACGAGCCTACGTTCGGCGATATGAAGAACGCGGACGGAGAACCCACGCTGGACGGACAGGGGCAGCCGGTACAAGAACTCCTTGACGAGCGCATCAAGCTGGACTATGTGTACTGGTCCGACTGGATGGTTGGCGTATCCCGTGGCTGGAAGACGGTACCGTGGGTATCCCGCAGACTGTGGCTTACGAAAGAAGAGGCTACAAAGCGTTTCGGCAAGAAAAAGGCCGATATGCTGGTGTACGCCACCCGTGAGGCTACTGGCCGTAACGAGGATAACCCGTCCGAAACCTGCGAAATTTGGGAGATTTGGGACATTCGTACGCGCAAAGCGTACTGGTTCTCCGAAAGCTACGCCGAAGACCTGCTAGACGAGGTTGAAGACCCTTTAAAGCTAAAGAACTTCTTCCCGTGCCCGCGTCCGATCCGGGCTATATCAAATACGCGTACTTTCGTCCCCCGTGCGTTCTATTCTCAGTATAAGTCGCAGGCCGAAACGCTTAATATACTAACCAAGCGTATTCGTCTGCTCGGCGAAGCGTTGCGTGTCGTCGGTATCTACGATGGTTCCATGACCAAGCTTGCGGACGTACTCAACCCCGCGTCCGGCAACCGTATGATCGGCGTCGATCAGTGGGCTATGTACGCCCAAAACGGCGGCTTGAAAGGGAGCGTAGACTGGCTCCCGATTGACACGGTAGTAGCGTGCCTTGTGCAGTTGCAGCAGGCACGGGAAATCTGCAAGCAGGAGATATACGAGGTTACGGGCTTCTCGGACATTGTACGAGGCGTATCCAAGGCATCCGAAACGCTCGGCGCGCAGAACTTGAAGGCCAATTGGGCTGGCGCACGCGTCAAGAAGATGCAGAAGGAAGTACAGCGATTTGCGCGTGATATTATCGCCATCGCTGGCGAGGTGATCGCAGAGCATTGTAGTATTGAGACTATTGCCATGTTCTCCGGTGTCGATATTCCGACACCAGAAGAAATGCAGGCCGATCCCGCCGCGCAGCAACGCTTTAGCATCTTTAAAGCGGCTGTCAGTGCGCTGAAGAACGAGGCCCGTCGCGTATCCACCGTATCCATCGAAACGGACAGCACTATCCTCGCCGACGAGGAAAGCGAGCGCAAAGATCGTATGGACTTCCTTGGCGCAGCCGGGGCGTTCTTGCAGCAAGCCGTACCAGCCATGCAGGCTACACCGGAACTAGGCCCGCTACTCGGGGCCATGCTCATGTTTACTGTCCGTACTTTCCCGTCTTCACGTCCAATCGAAGAAGAGTTCGAGAAGGTGCAAAAAGTACTCGAAAGCAAGGGTCAACAGGGCAACCAGAATACGGACCCGAATGGGCACCAAGCAAAAGCGCAGGCCGCTCAGCAGGTGGCGCAGGTACGCGCTCAGACCGAAGGCGCTCGTATACAGGCCGATACGCAAACTGCGCAAGCGCAGATGCAGGCTGATATGGCCAAAGAGCAGGGACGTATTCAGTACGACAATGCGAAGCTGCAACTTGAATTGCAGAAGGAGCAGAACCGCCACGCCGAGAAACTTGCCGAACTGCAACTCCGCGAACGGGAAGTATCCGTCAAGGAAGCCGAACTCGGTATCAAGCAGCAGCAGGCCGATACCGCCGCCGAAGTAGCCGAGCATAGCGCTGCGATGGACGAGCACGGTGCAGCTATGGCCGAAAGCGGAAACGAACGGGAGAACTTTAAAGCGCAGCACGGTGCAAGTATGCAGGAAGCCGGGCACGAGCAAGAGCAGGAGCGTATGGAGAACGAGAACCAACGGGAGGAAGCACGCGAAGCACGCGAGGCCGAAACCGGGGGCTTGACTGGTGACGGCGACTAATGTTTAAAGCGGATTGAAGGGGTAGACTGTGGCATTCGATCTTTACGAATTTCCCGAAAGTTTCAGCGGTCGTAAGACCTATGTAACCGTTCGCGGGCATTCTAAGTCGATCCCGTGCGTCTACACGTATAAGGGTATGGACGGACGCAACTACGTTCTCCCGGAGTTCGGCGGCGATTGGAGCGGGTACGACAACTTTTCGCACGCCGTACAGACGCCGATGATTATGCGCGATATTAGCGGGTACGCATCCCCGATTGATGGCGCGCAGATCACCAGTCGTTCGGAACACCGGGACCACTTGCGCCGCCACGAAGTAATCGAGGTTGGGAACGAGCGTATAGGGGCACCTCGTCCCGATACTGGCGTCACTAGCAGCGGCTATACGCGCGATCATCTTCGGAAGCATATTGAAGAAGTAAAACGGATGCCTCAGGCCGCGTACGAGGAACGTGTCCAGAAGCAGAAATATGAGAGTACTGCGCCATGAGTGATGATTTCGATTTCGTTTCGGACCTGAACGACAACGGTACTGACCATAGCGATACCGTACGCGTAGCCGACGTTGATACGTCCCATGTTTCCGATACGTCGAAGATCAAAGTAGATCAGCAGCAGAAGCCGAACGCGGGCGATAAGCCCGTATCGCTGCGCGATCAGATTTCGAGTGCCCTCAAGGGTGACGCCGAGCCTACGCCTGAGGCGCAGTCGGGCGATATGCGTGCGCGCAACCCTGATGGTACTTTTGCGGCTGCGGTCCCTGATCCGCAGCCGCAAGTACCCGCCGGTGGCCAACCGTCCTCTTCGGTTACGCCCCCGGCGGGTATGGACCCCCAAGTATTCGCCACGCTTCCGGCGGAAACGCAAGTTCAGCTTGCGCGTACTATGGAGCATGTGAATAACCAAGCGGCTCGTTTCGCCGCATACGAACAGATCGAACACACAATAGCCCCACGCCGTCAGGCTTGGGCGCTTAATGGTATGTCGGAGGCGCAGGCCGTCAACCAGTTGTTCGCCCTTTCGGATTTCGCTACAACCGATCCGGTAGGGTTCGTCAAGTACTTTGCGCAGAATAACGGCGTTGACCTCGAAGAAGTAGTATTCGGCGAAGACCCCGGCGACCCAGAACTGAATGCTTTAAAGCAAGAGTTGGCCAACGTCAAAGGCCAACTCAACGGCTTTAACCAGCAGCAGCAACACGCGCAGCACACTCAGACAGTAGACGAAGTATCAGACTTCTTTCTGCAAAAAGACGCCGGGGGAAACCGCCTGCGTCCGTATGCAGAGGAAATCGGAAACTCTCTAACCTCGTACGTCGAACTTGCGTTGCGCGAGAACCCCAACCGCCCACGCGCAGAAATCCTACAGGATGGCTACGAACGGGCGTGCTGGGCGATCCCTTCTGTGCGTACGAAACTTCAGCAAGTGAATAACGAAGCTGCGGAAGCAGAACGTATTCGCCTTGCGCAGGAACGTACGTCGAAGGCACGCGCTGCCGGAAGTAGCGTTTCCTCTGGCGTGCCGACCGCAGCACCCACTAATGTTGCGGACGGGAGCCTTACGTTGCGTGATACTATCCGCGCGAGCATGAACGCCGGTTGACGCAACCACTTTAAAGGAGTACGCAGCTATGGCTGTCCCCAATCTCTCGGAAATCGTCACTACCACCATCGAGAACCGCTCGAAGTCGGTGGCTGACAACGTATCCAAGTCGCACGCGCTGCTTGATCGTCTCGAACGCAAGGGCAAGGCGAAGCCTGCCGATGGCGGTCGCCGTATCGTGCAGGAAATCGAGTTCGGCGAAAACGGCACCTTCGGCTGGTACTCGGGGTACGATACCCTGAATATCTCGCCGCAGGAAGTCTTCTCGGCGGCTGAGTACGACTGGAAGCAGTGCGCTGTCGCGGTGTCCATTTCGGGCCTCGAACAGCTCATGAACAGCGGTGAAGAACAGTTCATCGACCTGCTCGAAAGCCGTATCTCGAACGCCGAACGCACCATGAAGAACCAGATGGGCGCAGCCGTGTACGGCGATGGTACTGCCGCAGCCGGCAAGGCCGTTGGCGGTATGGCGCTGCTCATTGCCGATACTGCCAGCACCGGCACCGTCGGCAATATCAACCGTGCAAACTGGTCGTTCTGGCGCAACCAGTCGTTCTCGGGCCTGACGGACTTCGGCGCTGCCGTTTCCACGGCGAACATCAACTCGTACATGATGCGTACCTGGCTGACGATCGTTCGCGGCAACGAGAAGCCCGACATTATCATGGCCGACAACAACTACTACCGGCTGTACATGGAAAGTCTGCAACCGCAGCAGCGTTTCATGTCCGAGAAGATGGCGCAGGCGGGCTTTGAAAGCCTCAAGTTCCAGTCGGCGGACGTGGTATTCGACGGCGGTATCGGCGGCGGCTGCCCGGCCAACCACATGTACTTCCTCAATACCGACTATATCTACCTCCGGCACCATCCGAAGCGTCGATACGTCGCGCTGGGCGAGAAGCAGCGGTTCAGTACGAACCAAGACGCGATGGTGCAGCTTATGGGCTGGGCCGGCAACATGACCCTTTCGGGTTCCATGATGCAGGGCGTTCTCCGCGCCTAATCGCAAATACGGGGGCCTTTAAAGCCCCCGTACCCTCCCACTCCAAGTTGGAGTAAATACTATGGTTTGGAAGACTGGGGCTAACTCGCCCATGGGGATTTCCGCCCCGACCGGTACCGCTGACACGGTGCAGGTCAATGCGGTTGGCACTATCGCCAAGTTCTACGATGACGCGTTCGGCGAAGGTGAATTTATCTACCTCCCCGGCGTGGCTTCGTGCGCTGCTGGCGATGCCGTTCTGTACGACTTGTTGCCGTCCGGCCCGACTACGCTCCGCCACAGCAACGCCACCGGCTCGAATACTGGCCGTCCTGTCGCTTTCGCGCTCGGTGCCACCGTTGCGGGGCAGTGGGGCTGGTTCCAGGTTAGCGGTGTCGCCATTGTTAGCGCCGTTGCCGGTACTGTCGCCGGTGTTATGATGGCATCGGCTACCGCCGGTTCGGTCGGCAATACCGCCGATGCGGGCGACCAAATCCTGAACGCACGTATCTCGTCGGCTGTCGGTACTCCGGCTGCGAACAAGTCGTACGCGACGATCAATCGTCCGTTCGTGCAGGGACAGATTACCTAATCCCTCCCGTGGGTAAACTTGGCGGGGTGCTTCGGTGCCCCGCCATTCTTTAAAGAAAGCGAGAACCGTCGATGGACAACGACCCTCAGTACCGGACCAACGACGGTTCGGCCCTCCGTATCTGGCGCGATACGGTCAAGAACAACTTCCTTTCGGAACGCGAAGGACGCCCGATCTTTGACGACGCGATTTTCGTCGAAGTGATTTCGCCGGGTTCGCGCGGCAGTACTCCGGTATTCGAGGTGAAGCGCAAGTTCGCCCCGGAAATGGCCCGTATGGAGCCGCTGCTTGGTATGCAGTACGAGCAGTTCAAGGAGTTCATCAAGGACTTCGAGAAGAACGAGGAAGCCGACGCTACCCTCACGGGTACGCCGCTCAAGGAATGGCCGGAAATCAGCCGTACCATGGCTGCGGCGCTGCGGGCCTCCAACGTGTTCTCGGTCGATGCGCTCGCCGAACTTCCCGACGAAAAGCTGTCGCTGGTCGGCCCGGATGGCCGTACGTGGCGCGAGAAGGCCAAGGCGTTCATCGCTGCCGCCAAGGATGGTTCGTTCGCTACGAAGCTGGCGGCGGACCTCGAAACCGCCAATACTGCGATCCAAGACCTCAAGGATCAGGTCGCGCAGATGGCAGCGCAGAACGCCGTACTCCAGCAGCAGATTGCGGGTAACGTACCCGCTCCCGAGACTGTCGCGGCCCCCGCTCCGGCGGCCAAGACGGGCAAGGCCGCAGCGCCGATTGCGGATATTGTCTGATACTTGACAACGAGGAAGCCCGATATGTCTCTAATGTCTGTTTGCAAAGATGTTGCGGACACTGTTGGGCTTCCCCGTCCTAGCGCAGTCGCGGCGAGTACGGACTCTCTTTCGCGCTCCATGTTCGCGTTCTGCAACGAAATACTTGAGGACTTGACGCGCCTAGAATGGCCGTCGCTTACTCGGGACTATAGCTTCAATACGGTGGTCGATCAAGAGCAGTACGCTCTTCCCGCCGATTGGAAGTACCAAGTCACCGATAGCCTATATTCAGCTTCGCAGTACTACTCCCTTCGCGGCTCAATGTCCGCAGGGGACTGGATGCGAAGCCGTAACGCCTTGCCATCGCAGATCGGCAGGTACCGTTTCCGTATGTACGGGTATCCTTTAAAGATTAGCATTACGCCCGCGCCGAAAGACGTTCAGACTCTCGTTTGCGAGTATGTCACAAGCAGCAGGGTGGCGTCCGCAGACGGGCTTACTTTAAAGCCGTTGTACGTCTCTGACGATGATGTGGCGCTTATCCCCGAAGAACTCGTACGTAAGGGCCTACGCTGGAAGCTTAAAGCGCAGCGTGGTTTCGAGTACAACGAGGACTACAACGATTACGAAATGAACAAGCGGATACTTCTCGCGCAGCAACTAGGGTACGGCTCGATCCCTGTTGCGTTGCGCTCGGGCGTAGATATACCCGAAGTAGCTGACGGCTTCGTACCCGAACAAGGGTTTGGTGCGTAATGGCGCTCCGTAGACCCAATCGCGGCAGGCGCTCCAAGCCCGTAACGCTACCGGCCCCGATAGGTGGCCTCAACGGTCGGGACGGCTTAGCGGATATGCCCGCTACCGACGCGTTTGTGATGGACAACTGGTACCCGTACAATACTACGGTGGATACCCGGAACGGGTGCCAGAACCACGTAACTGGCGCAGCGGCGGCTGTCGAGAGCCTTGCGGTGTACGCTGGCGGCGCAAGCAGCAAGATGCTGGGCTTTTCCAACGGTTCCGTATATAACGTGTCGTCGGCGGGCGCTATTGGCGCAGCAATAGTATCCGGGAAAACGTCGAACAAGATTACTTCGACAATGTTCTCAAACGCCGGATCGCAGTTCCTTATTGGGCTTACGGCAGCGGATGCACCGTTCTCCTATGATGGAGTTTCGTATACCGCTCTAGCGATAACGGGGCTTACGGGGTCGCAGAACACACTGCATTGCGTGCATAGCTTTAAAGGCCGTCTCTACTTTGCGCAGAAAGACCAGCTTGGGTTTTACTACCTTGCGGTAGGCGCTATTCAAGGTGCGGCTTCATACTTCGATCTTGCGCAGCAGGCCAAGGCTGGCGGCTACCTTACTGGTATTGCGTCGTTCTCGTCGCAGGGTACGGAAGGTACCGGCCCGAACGACTATATCGTATTTATGACAAGTGAGGGTGAATACCTCCTGTACGCCGGTACGGACCCCGCAAGCGCGGCTACATTTCAGCTTGTCGGCAGGTACTACGGTCCACCGCCAATTGGCCGTAAGGGGTGGTTCAACTACCGCTCCGACCTGTATATTATCAGCGCAGAGGGTATTATCTCCTTCACGCAGATACGGGAGGCTGGGCAGGAAGGCGTAGATACTAAGTATCTGTCGCAAAAGCTGGGCAAGGCATGGACCGCCCTAACGCCAAACAGCACAACGCATGGCTGGGCGGCGGTACTGTACCCGCGTTCTGGTATGCTCGTGGTGAATGCCCCTGCGACCAGTTCGCCAGCAGGCGCATACTACCAGTTTGTAATGAATACTAGCACAAACTCGTGGGCGCGCTTCGTGGGCTGGGATGGCCTGTGCTGGTGCGTCTTTAACGGTCGCCTCTACTATGGAACGTATGATGGTCGTGTAGTTCTCGCTGACGAGGGTACTATCGACATTACGACGGAAATCAAGTGCGATTGCCGCCAAGCATACAACTACTTCGATGACGGCAACGGTATGGGGGACGCGGACAAGCATTTCCACTTCGCTACTTTTGTCGTGCAGGCAGATGGCACGCCGCCCATAGCAGCAGAACTTTGCGTTAACTTCGAGGACGACCAGCCCGACTATGCGGGGTCGCTTACCGCCGTAGTCGGCGCATTGTGGGACGTTGCTACGTGGGACGTAGACTTTTGGGCGGGTGACGCTATCACGCAAAACTTTACGGTTACGTTTGGCAAGATCGGTTATACTGCGTCTATATGGCTGCGCACTACGGTACGCTCCGCTCCGATCAAATGGTTCGCCACACGTATTCTTCTTGAAAGAGGGCAAGGAGTAGTACTATTATGAGAGCAATACCTGCGGGAAAGCATATCGGCCTTGCGTGCAAATATATTTCGGAGAAAACCGGGATCGAGGTTGATCCAACGTTTACGCAAGGTCTTATCGTTGTGGACAGCGGCGGGAACTTTGCTGGCGCGTTTCTAATCAACATGTATCGTGGCTTCGACTGCTACGTATCGTGCGCATCGGAAACGCCTATGGCTTGGCGTCCGCACGTTCGCCGTGCAATTGCGGACTACGTATTCGGGCAGCTAGGTTGCGTGCGTGCTACTGCGGTAGTACGAAAGAACAACAGAACAGTTCGGAAAGTTCTTGAGCATTTGGGCTTCGTTCAAGAGGGCCGCTTGCGAAGAGGATATGATGGCGTTAAAGATGCCTTGATATACGGCATTTTGGCCGGGGACTGTGACGACTTTACAGCCACTTAGGGGGTCCAATGGGTTCTAGTCCCAAGCAGCCTGCGGCACCTGATCCAGCAGCTACCGCAGCCGCTCAAACTACGATGAATAAGGACTCTGCGATTGCGCAGGCGAACCTTAATCGTATCAACCAATACTCGCCTACAGGCTCTATCGAATATACTCAGGAGGGCGTCAATAGCGACGGTACTCCCAAGTATTCGGTTAAGTCTTCGCTAAGCCCGACTGAGCAGGCCAAGTACGACGCTTCGAGCCAGTCGGAACTTGGACTGTACAATCTTGCGAATAGCATGACCGGGCAGGTGCAGGACGCCACCGGTAAGGCAATGTCGTTCGACGGCATGACGCCCTTTAAAGGCAGCGTCGATGCTAAGCCGATTTCGTACGGGTCGGGTGCAAACCCGGTGCAGTCCGGTATCGGCGATGTGGGGCAGGTCGGGAACTTTAGCAGCAATGCTGGTCCGGTGCAGTCGCAAGTCGCTGGTGCGGGTGGCCAGAAGTACATGCCGTTTGGTATTACCAACGGAGTACAGTCGAGCCTTGACTACTCGAAGCTGAATAGCCTGCCTACCGACTACAACAAGGCATCGGCTGACGCCTCGAATGCCGTGTACTCGCAGGCTACGTCGCGCCTCGATCCGCAGTTTCAGCAGGGCGAAGGCGATATTCGCGCCCGTCTGGCAGCGCAGGGTATCTCCGAGAACTCGGACGCGTACCGGCGCGAAATGGACAATTTTGGCCGTAGCAAAACGGATGCGTACAACCAAGCGAACTACTCGGCTATTCAGGCCGGGCAAGCAGCGGAAGCGCAGGCGTACGGGCAAGCACTATCGTCGCGTCAGCAGGGGCAGAACGAGGTAGATACCCAAGGGCAGTTTGCGAATACGGCACAGGGGCAACTGTACAGTCAGATCGCAAATCTGTTCAGCCAGAACAACAATGCGCAGAACCAGAACTTCTCGCAACAGCTTAGTGCCGCGAACTTCGGGAACACGGCGCAACAGCAAAAGTTCGGGCAGGACGCGCAATCGTACCAGCTTGACGCGGCGGGCCAGCAGCAACGGTTCGGGCAGGCTACGTCTCTGGCGGACTTGTTCAACAACGCGCAGAACCAGCAGTACACGCAGAACATGTCCACGGACGCGTTCAACAATACTGCGCAACAGCAGGACTTTGCGCAACAGTCGCAGAACGCGGCGCTCACGAATGCGCAACGTCAGCAGCAGATTAGCGAGGCTTCGTACTTGCGGGAACTGCCAATCAACGAAGTTGCGGCCCTTCTCGGTACGGGTGGCGTACAGGGTCCAACGGCCATCGACACTCCACAGGTCGGCGTGGCGGCACCGGACTACATGGGTGCGGTCAACAACACGTACAACGCTCAGATGGGCGCGTACAACCAAGCGCAGCAAGCCAAGGGCGGTATGTTCGGTAGTATCTTTGGCGCTCTCGGTTCGCTAGGTGGCGCGGCGGTACTCGCATCGGATATTCGCCTCAAGCGCGATATTCGCCGGGTTGGCACGCTTGCCAACGGTATTGCGATGTATGCCTTTAAATACATCGGGAATACCGCTCAGCGGTTCGGTGCTATGGCACAGGAAGTCTTTAAAGTTCGTCCCGACGCGGTTCGCCTCATGGATAATGGGTACCTCGGCGTCGATTACTCGAAGGTGTACGCATGATTATCGTACCGGACCAGCAGAAGAAAAAGCCCCGTGCTATGATGCCCGCAATCCCCGAGATTGCCAAGGCGTACCAGAACGATCCGGGCACTCAGCTTGCTATGCAGGCTATGCAGACCGGTTCCAGTACGGCGCCAGTGAGCGGCGAACACGCGTGGGTCGAGGGTATCGCTCGCGCGCTGCAAGGCGTAGCCGGTGGGTATATGGCCAAAAAGCAGATGCAGAAGTACGGCGCAGACGAGGCCGATCTTGTTGCACTTCGCAAGGCGCGTGGGCAGGATATGCTCGGTCAAGGCCAGCAAGTACCGGGGGATATTTCGGTAAATCCGGCGGCTACGGGTAACGCGCCGGTACCGGCGGCAAGCAACATTGCGTCCCTGTTCCAAGGGTCACAGGGAGCGCCTGCGGCGGGGCAGATGCCGCCCCCCGGTCAAACGCCCCCTATCG